CAAGCAAGAGTTCCTTGCCAACCTGTTTACCTCAGATACTCTGTACGGTGTTGCCGTATTGCGTCCTGAATCAGGTTTGACTCTGGTTGTGCCTAAGTCTTAAAACGGCTAACTCTGGGGGCTGCCTATGGTGGCCCCTGGTTTTATTTATAAGGAAAGTATTATGTGGCAAGCTTTAATTGGCCCTGTTTCTAATTTAGTAGGTACATTTCTTAAAAATAAAGCCGATGAAAAACAGGCTTTGCATGAGTCTAAAATGCGGAGGATTAACGCTGACGCTGATTGGGAGACTCAACAAGCTTCCGCTTCTCAGTCTTCATGGAAAGATGAGTGGTTTGCTGTCATACTTAGTTTGCCTTTAATAGGTGCTTTTATCCCTTCTTTAGTTCCTTATATTAGAGAGGGTTTTTTAGTTCTTGAAACTATGCCCGACTATTACAAAGGGTTTTTAGCGGCTGCTATTGCAGCTAGTTTTGGCATTAAAAGCCTTTCTGCTTGGGGTAAAAAATAAATGGCTGAAGCTGAGTTAGATATTTTTGAAGATACCACGGGCTTTTCTGGCCCTGGCATTTATGACCCTAGCACTATTTTAGACGGGGGCAATGAACTAATCTTTAGACCTTTTCGCCCTATTACAGACATTACCTATAATATGTACAAAGATTCTTTGTTACAGGGGGCCAACGCAGATAAAATAGATGATGTTGATCTAATAGACGATTTTTATGATACTGAGTTTGCTCGTTCTTTTATAGACTTAGGGATAGTAGATAAAAACGAATATCTGCAAAAAACAGGAGCGCCCTCATATCTTTTGAATTTATCGGGCAGTGCTGACACCTCTGCCGCTCAAGAATCTTTTCAACAGCTTTCTTTAGCAGAGTCGCCCGAAGAAATACGGACGGTGCTTAGTAATTATTATGGTTACGACATAACGCCCATTGAACAAGAATTAGGCAAGTTTGCTGGGCCTCTTTCTACGCACACTTCCTCTTCAAAACAACAATTAGAAGAATTTCATTCTTTTGTTGAACCTATTTTATCAGAGCACATTACTTATTTACAGGCCACAGAAGGGCTTACTTATCAAAACGCTCTGCTAGAAACAATTCAACGCGACCCTATGCTTCAGGCGTTGTACGCTAAATATGATATTACGCCAGTCAGGCAAACAAAAGACGGGTCTACTTATCTTTACGACCCTTTTAGTTTTGGTGAAATAAGAACAGTAGAGGTTAAAGACCCTTCAGCCGTTAGTATTGCTGTGGATTTAGCTAAAGCTATAGTCCCTTCTATTTTTCTTGGCCCCGCCGCCGGAGCAATTACAGGGGCAGCGGGTTTGACTGGAACAACATCGGCTATAGCCCAGGGCGCTCTTACAGGAGCAGCTAACGCTGCTATAGCGGGAAGAGACCCTTTAGCTGGCGCAGTAACAGGGGGGATACTGTCGGGAGTGGGTGACGCATTTGGTGATACTGTTTTAATAGGGGATAGAACTACTCAACAAGTAATAAATCCTGATGGCACTATTACAGTTCTTGAGTCAACAGTAAACCCTACTTTGACTGTAGGTGATATATTAGCTCCGGGAGGCGCTTTAAGAATTCCTGACGCTGATACAGCCTCTCCTGTTTTTAATCCCAATGCTTTTGCATCAGGAATTAGTCAAGTAGTTGATTCAGAAGAAGAAGACCCAACTAGAGTAGACCTTACTTTTAATCCTGATGTAATATCTAGGAATATTTCAGAAGATTTAGGAACGCCTGTTGTTGCTAATCCTAGAATTGAAGGTCCACCACCTCCGGTTCCTTCTCAGCAACAAGAGCCAGAAGAAGAACAGACGCAAACATCAGGAGGAGGAGGAGGAGGCTCTAGTAGTGCAGCCTCTAGTGAATCCTCTCCGGTTGATACTACTGGACAAAGTGAATCTTCTGCTGACATATTAGATAGGCAGCTTCAAGAAGCTATTATATTTGAAGAAAGCAGGGGAAATTTTGATATAGCAAGGGCGCTTAGGCTAGAGCTTGAGAGAATAAGAAGACAGCCTAGAGTAGGAGAAACATTTGAAAGAACTGGTCCTGCTCTTATCCTAGATGAAACAGGTGAACGTGTAAATGAAGATGAAGTTATTGTTGATCTAGTTCCTGTTGTTTTGGACGAAGAAACAACAACACAGACAACAACAGATACAACAACAGATACAGCACTAGATATAGCAACAGATACAACAACAGATACAACGACTGTGGACACTGAAGTTGCTGACACAGGTACAGACCAGGGTATAGATACTGGCCAAGGGTCTGGACAAGGGTCTGGTCAAGGGTCTGGACAAGGGTCTGGACAAGGGTCTGGACAAGGGTCTGGACAAGGGTTTGGTGTTGGCGCAGGAGGAATTACAGAGTCTTTATTCAAAGATTTTTTATACAGCCCCTTTTTTGTTAGGCCCGGTTTAGCGCAAGCAGCTCCAGTTTATAGAGGCTACCAAGCCCCTACTCCTGGTTTATTTAGGAATATTATTAGATGAGTAGCACATATTTAACTATTGTTAACAGTGTTTTACGTCGTTTACGGGAAAATGAAGTCTCAGGAGTGGCTAACACTACATACTCAAAAATGGTAGGGGACTTTGTAAATGATGCAAAGACACAAGTAGAAAACAGCCACGACTGGTCTGCGCTTAGGACTACTATTGTTGTGCCTACTGTATCAGGCACAACAGACTATACGTTAACAAACTCAGGAGAAAGAATTAAAGTTTATTCTGCTATTAACGACACATCTAATTTTTTTATGAACTATGAATCTCCTAATTGGTTTAACAATGCTTATTTTATTTCAGGAGAAGTTTCAGGCACACCAGATTCTTATACTTTTATAGGAATTGATTCTTCTAGGGATACTAAAATTAAAGTTTTTCCTAAGCCTGACGCAGTGTATTCTTTGCGTTTTGATGTTATTGCTAGAGAAAATGAGCTGTCTAGTGATACAGACACTACAGTTTTACCCTCAAATCCTATTGTGCATTTAGCGGTAGCTTATTTAGCAAGAGAGCGTGGAGAAACAGGCGGAACAACCGCACAAGATTACTTTGCTATTGCAGACCGTAACTTATCTGATGCAATAGCTTTAGATGCTTATAAAAATCCCGAAGAGTTTATTTTTAAGGTTCCATAGTGGCTGAAGAGCGTAGAAATATATACACTGCTGCTCCTGGTTTTAAGGGCTTAAATACTCAGGATTCTCCAGTAACGCAAGACCCTTCTTTTGCTTCAGTAGCAGACAATGCTGTTATTGATAAATTTGGTAGGGTAGCGGCTAGAAAAGGACTTAATGTCCAAACAAGCGATGTTTCTGCTTTAGGTTCTAGTAGAGGGATAGAGGCTGTTTTTGAATTTATAGATGAAAGCGGGAATAAAACAGTTTTTTCTGCTGGTAACAATAAAATATTTACAGGAACAAGTACGCTATCGGAAGTGACTTTACCTGGAGGCTACTCAATATCAGCAAACAACTGGAAAATTATTAGTTTTAATAATGAAACTTATTTTTTTCAGAAGGGCCATGCTCCCTTAAAAAGCTCAGACGGCAGCACTACTCTAACTACGTTTACTGCTCCTCAAGCCAACGAAGTTGTAGCTGCTTTTGGGCGGTTGTTTGTTGGAGACGTAACAGGAGATAGACACACGTTGTCATTTTCTGATCTTTTAGACGGTGATGATTTTAGTGGTGGCTCTAGCGGGACATTAGATTTATTTACAGTTTTTCCTGAAGGTTTTGATAGTATTGTCGCTATAAGAGAGTTTAATAATTTTTTAGTTATCTTCTGTGAAAGAAATATTCTTCTTTACACAGGTGCTTCCTCTCCCTCTAGTATGTCACTATCTGATATTATTTCTGGTATTGGGTGCATTAGTAGAGACAGTGTTCAGAGCATTGGCACAGATATATTTTTCTTGTCTACTTCTGGTATTAGAAGTTTAGGAAGAGTAATACAGGAAAAATCTAACCCTATAGGAAATGTCTCTAAAAATGTAAGAGACTCTATGATGCAGTCTGTAAACGCAGAGGCGTTAAATATTAAATCTGTGTATAGCCCAGAAAACTCCTTTTACTTGTTGTTTTTGCCCACTAGCAATGAGGTTTTTTGTTTTGATACTAGAGGGGTTTTAGAAGATGGCGCTAGTAGAGCAACACTTTGGAGAAACATTACTATTTTGGGTGGTGCTAGGTTAGACGACGGGACGTTATTGTTTGGTAACAGTAATGGTCTTAATAAGTATGACGGTTTTTTAGACGGGACGCAGACTTATTCTTTTAAGTATTTTTCTAACCCTCAATCTTATGACGATCCTGCTAGACTAAAAATGTTAAAAGAACTTTCTTTTACTATTTTAGGTGGTTCTGGCTACGAAGTAGTGGGCGCTTGGTCTTATGACTATACTGAAAATTTTACTAAACAAGCATTTAACATTAGAACAACTTTAATTGCTGAGTATGGTATTTCTGAATATAATGTTAGTACGTCAGAATATAGCACATCAATAGTCATAGACATTGCAAGAGTAAAAGCAACTGGTGCAGGTAAAGTAGTGACTACGGGAATAGAAGCTGAAATAAACGGTAAAGAGCTTTCTATACAAGAATTAAATACAGAAGCGATTGTAGGCAGACTTATTTAAGGTTGAAATATGAGTAATTACACAAAAACTACTAATTTTGCTGCTAAAGATGACCTAGCGTCGGGCAACGCTAATAAAATTGTCAAAGGCGCAGAAATTGACACAGAGTTTAACAATATTGCTACAGCGGTTGCTACTAAAGCAAACACTGCTGGCGCGGCTTTAACAGGCGATGTTACTATTACGGGAACTACCCCCTCCTTAACTATTGGAGATGGTGGTGCAGAGGATACTGTTTTAGTTTTTGACGGAAACGCTCAAGACTTTTACATTGGTTTAGACGATTCTGCTGATGATTTAGTTATTGGTTTAGGCTCTTCTGTAGGCACTACTCCAGCTATTGAAATAGATGAAAATCAAGATATTAAATTTGCTCAGTCTATTGGTGTTGGACAAGCAGCGTCTTCTACAGTAGGAGACATTGCTGCTCAGACTATGAGCCTAAAAGGCACGACACCTACTTTAACTATTGGTGATGGGGGTGCTGAAGACACTAAAATTGTATTTGATGGTAATGCTAAAGATTTTTATATTGGTCTGGATGACTCTGCTGACAAGCTGGTAATAGGTGAAGGCTCTACGGTAGGCACTAGCAGCATTATTACTTTAACAGACGGTACAGCTACTGTCAGCAACGATCTTAAACTAGACAGTGATTCTGCTGTATTGGGTTTTGGCGCAGATAATGACACAACTCTAACGCACACAGATGGCTCTGGTCTAACGCTTAATAGCACCAACAAGATCATGTTCAACGACGCGAGCCAGTTCATTCAAGGCTCAAGCGCGACAGTGTTGGCGCTAGGTGCTACAGATGAGATAGACCTCACGGCTACAG